GCAACTACATTCATATTTAAGTAAAAGTCCCATTTACTTCTATCTTTACCACTTAAGCTATCCAATGTAACATACCAACTCCAATAATCTAAGTGTTTTTGTTCTTCAGTTCGTTCAATTGGTTCTCCATTGTCATTCTCGCTTCGCTCATTTGCTTTACCAAATAATCCTCTATATGAGGATACAAACCTTCTATAACTTTGCAAAAAAAAACACACAAAGGATAAACTATGCCTACATTTATGCTTTTTATGTGTTCGACTTTTTCTGCATAATCCATTTCGACCTCTTTTAACTTAAACCACTTTAGTTTATAAGGCTTAACAAACATCGCAACTAATTGAGGTAAGTTACCAATAATACTTTCTTCGCTTTCTGTTAATTTGCTTAAACTTATAAAATCTCCTGCGCTTAGTTTAGTGATGTCATAATTTACTACCCATCTGTAGCCATTGTGCTTAAACATTTCAACTGAATTAGGAAACTCCATTTTAAAAATAAAGTTTACATTCTTAATCAGTTCTTTTAGTTGGTCGATTCTTATTTTCTCAACTTCAGCAACTGTAATTCCTGTTAAAATAGAAATAACTCTAATTTCTCTATCAATAGGATCAATGTCTTTATCTCTTGTAATATCATAGATTAAAGGAAATTTCTCTATTGATATATCATGCCAGCTATTTGGTAATTCAATTGTCATCATTTTAAAAAGTACCTTTTAATTATATTATTGTGTATCTACCTGTTTTGTATTTTGAGTAAGCATGGAAACTTAAACATGATGCCATTACCCCGTCATCGTGAAATCCACTTGTTGCTGAATATTTAATTACTCTGCTTTTTGGATTATATTCGTAAGTAAACATTTCAAGTTCTTTATCTAGCCAGTCCACATTTAAAAATTTAACCTCTTTGTTTTGATTGGCCACTATCAAAGATTCAACTATTTCCTTTTTACTTTGATTAGTAGTAACAAATGGTTCTATTGTGCAATAGCTTGAACATTCCTTTTGTAACATTTCAAAGATTACATCTCCAATAGAGTTAACCTCAACCAATGCAGTTTGGACATTATTTGTCCTCAAGCCGTTTGCGATATTCTTTACTATTGTTGCCCAATCGCTATGTCTCCACCTTTCAATGTAGAACTGTTCGCCTTTTTCGTTAAATATAGATAGCACAGAATAATCATCTGCCCTTCCTAAGTCAATACCTGCAAATGCTTTGCCGTAAGATTTGTTATCTGTTAATTGTCGATTATTGAATAACATTGCAGAACCATCAATAAACTCAGCTAAGTATTCCTGCCTGAATATCATTTCAGGTAGTGTTAACTTTGCATCGTCTATCTCGGATGGATTAATCATTGGATTGTCATACGAAGTCATTGTGAATGATTTGTACTGCTCATTAGTGCCATCTAATTGATGCATCTTATAAAAGTGGTTTTTGCCTTTTGGAGTTGAAATTAAAAGCACCTTTTTACCTTTTACGAGTACAGTCGCTCTTAAAACTTCAGTCCATGCTTTTTCATCCATAAATGCAAACTCATCACATACTAAGTAATCGAATGTGAAGCCACGAATATTATCGTATCGCTCCGCTGAAAAGAATTGAATTGTTGAGCCTGTAATGTATTCGATTATTAACTCTGATTGATTAACCTTTCGGTATATTTCCATTCGCTTAGCAAATGCCTTAAACGTTTCTTCAAATACTTTCTTTGATTGTTTATAGACTGGTGATACCCATGCTATTTTACAGCCTTTATTATTTAAAGCCCAAAATAACATTTGATTCAATGCCAATAAAGTTTTACCGAACTGCCTACCTATATTGATAACATAGTATTTTTCAGTTCCGTTGTTTATTGCATTATGAATTTTCCTCTGATTCTGATGTGGGTTGTATAGTATTGCTTTCGCCAAAGTCAGCTTTAAATTTCATATTTCCTGTTATCTTCACATCCTGCTGCTCTATGTAACCTCTTTTCTTTGCTTTACATTTTAAATAGAACATAGTGGATAGTGGATTGCCTTTTTTTATTTGCTGGTGCAAAGCTGATTCTGCAAAGTCCAAAGCTACATTGTCAATCTCTTTTACAGCTTTCTTATAGTTTTTATCTTTCTTTAACCAATCATAATGTGTATCACGATTTATACCAACTTCCTTACAAGCTGTAGAAACAACGTTTAAATGCTTTTCTAAGGCTATAAGCATCTGTTTTTTTAATATGTCGGAATTTGATGCCATTTTCTTTATTTTTTACTTATAAAGTACCAATAAATCTATCTAAATACCATTTAGCTTTTTCGAGGTCTTCTTTTAGTTTAGTTTTTTCTTTCTTACCTGCTCTGCTTATGTATTTGATTACATTGCCTAAATGAAAGTTAAGTTCCCATGCTTCAATTACTTTTATAGCTTCGTAGGTGTTTTGTTTACCTCCGTAGTGTTCAGGATTGTTTACTTGTTCCATCTTTGATTGTTGCTAGTAAAAATTCAAGTAATTGTCTTCTACATTCGCTGCAACCTAAGTTAAAAGGTTTGTTTCCTGAGTTAATTGCTATTTCGTTTAATTCAGTCCAGTTAAATGTAGGTGAATAGTTCTTTCCCATTGATTCCCAATTTAACAAAGATTGTTTTATTTCTTCAGTCATAAATACCTATCGTTAATTCGTTCAAAGAGTGAAGCTATTAATGCAAAGGTAAAAGGAATAGTCAATAAATCAAAATAAGTAGTAAAGTTAATTATTTGATAAATTAAGAAACTCCAATAAGTTAAGCAAAGAGGACAGGTAAATGGTTTTCTGTGTAACCATAAAGGTTTAGGAATAAACTTTGCTATTATGTATGTAGTTGCTAGTAGTTGTATCATTGAATGTTAAAACCTTTTATGTTTATTTCAGGTATTTCATGCTTTGTACTTACAATAGTTGCCCATGCTCCATCAGTTATTAAGTTTCTTCTATAAGGGAATAAATGCCAAATCTTATCTAACATATATCCGTATGCTGAAGGTTCGCTATCGTGAATAATCATGTAATCACAATTATCTTTTAACTTTTGAATATCAATGTATCTTCTTTCTCCTGGTGAGTGGTCGATTAAGATTACAGAGTATTGTTCATGGTTAATTGAATCCCAATCTGTTACATGATTAGCTTTATATTTATCTGCCCATTCTTTTGAGTAATCGTAACTTATTAATTTACGTTTATCTGTTTTAAGGTATTGTTGAAGGTAAGGTGTTGAGCCTTCGCCACATCCCATCTCTAAAACAGGTTCTGTTTGTCTTTTAGTTTGTTTTAAAGCCCACCAAAGTAATGGTCTGTGATTATCCCAATTTTGTACGTTTTCAATAAATTTACTCATTCTGTTTTGGTTAATATGTTAATTGCTGCATCTAAATTAAAAGGTCTTACCATGTGAGCATCAATTGGATTTTCTGTGTTTATTGTTTCTGCCCAATTATATCTATCTATTCTTCCGAGTGCAAGCCCAAATCTGTTTTCACGACCTCTTAAAATAGAGTTAACGTTTTCTTTTTTTAGTTTTTCTGTGATTATGTCTTGATCTACTTGCCACCATTGTTCCCAATTATCACTACTTGCCTGTTCATATTTATCCAATAGGCTTTCTATTTGTGGCATTAGTTCACCGTCTGTAATATTCATTACTCGACTCCATTCATTACTATTCATAGCTATATAACAAATAGGATAATGTCCGTAACCAGTTAAGTCATGCCCATAACAAGTTATTTCATTTTCTTTTGGTTGCCAATAATTTGAACATGGCATCATATCCCCATCAGCAGTCATAATAAGTCCTTCAAAACAATAAGCACCAAATAAACGTGATACCTGGACCAATGTTTCATCTCTATATTTACTTTTGCCTTCTAAAAAGAAAAAGTAATTTTTATCATCAAATATAGATTCAAATGTTTTTGGATTACCTCTTAAAAAACAAATTACCTTCCATCCTAAATTATTCCATGCTTTACAAACAAAAGGAATGTATTGATAATAATCAGGATTATCGTTTGCGCTTACTACAACGTATTTATTCATTTGCCCAGTAAAATATATGTTTATATTCTTTTTCTAGTTCTTTATATTCATCTTTATATGCGTCATAACCATTTAAAAATTTAACTGTTGGTGCTTCATACCAACCAGCAGCTCCAATATGTCCGCAAGTATCGTTTGTTTGTCTGTAAACCTCATTTACATTTTCCAATGGTTCATCAATATAAGTATTTCTGTAACCACTTAAAAAAGTATTTGGCATTCCTAAAATATAGTGTTGTAATATGCTTTCAGTTCCATGAGCAGCGTAAATAGGATATAATTTAGCATTCAATGTTTCCTGGTCTGTTCCTTTATTATTGTAATCTCTATAATCTAAAATACTTTCAAAATTTGGAAATTTATCTTTAACATGTTTAGTTAATCCTATCATCCCACCCATCAAAGGTATGTTATGAGAAACTGAATCTGTAATTGCATGAAGTACCTTAGGTGAGTTTTCCCATTCTTTTACCATTTGAGCCTCACGATATGTTAATGGACTATCTGTATCTCTGCATATAATTCTTTCAACATTATATTCAAAAATAGGTAATAATCGCCATAACATTGCCTTACATAATGGTTCAGTAGGTAATACTTTAAATACTACATTGTACTGTTTCCACCTATTAAATAAACTTTCAAAATTGTTAAAAGTTTTTTCATCAACACAAATGTGTATTCGCCAGTCAGGATAAATGCAACGAGCAAGACGAATATTAATCCACATCCCACGAAGATAGGAGCTAAAATCAAAGCAATTATGTTCTCTTTTACCATAACCAAAAAGTGAATAACTAATATATTTCATTTGTTTGAAACGTATTTATAATAGTAAATTATTTCTTCAATGTAAACTTCTTTTTTTAAAAGTCCACTTTTATTTATTTGAGTTGCCCAGTCGGTATCTTCGCCAAAGTTAATTTCAGGGAATGTAAATTGTTTTGCAATACTACTTTTTATAACGTTTAAGTGATTAGGATAACGTTCGTAAGTTATGACATTTGCAGTTGTTCTGTATTCAGAATATTTGATTGAATGTTCAAATATCTTTGGCTCATGCCCATCAAAAGTAATTACGCCTCTTAAAGATAAACAGTCAGGCTTACTTTTTAATGCTTTTAATACTAAACGTAAATATTCATCTGAAATTTTATCATCATCATCTATAAAACAAATATACTCACCAGTTGCTTTTTGTAATAATTCATTTCTCTTTTGCCCGATGCTTTTTCCTTTTGGTGCTTCGTCAATTAATACTTCAACTATTCCAAAAACATTCTGCATTTCTAATTGAAAATTAATATCAAAGAATAGTTTATTAAACTTTTCAATTCTTTCAGGTAGTGTTGGTATTAAAATAGAAAGTATCAAATTTTGTTTAATATTAAATGTTCGGGTAAATTGAATAGTTTTGCTTTTCTTTTTAAGTAAGTTTCGTAGTCTTTTTGATTAACATGCTGTGCTTCTGTTTTTTGGTACTGTGCATCAAATTCAGATAAACCCCATGCAGGATGCCTGTGAGTAAATAATACTTTTTGATCTCCTTTGTATTCGTATTTAGATAACATTTTAGCTACTTCGGTAGCTTCCATGTCGCACCATAAAGAAAGATAGTCAGGATGATAAATATAGCCAAAACGCTTATAATAATTAACTCCCATTATACTCATTGTCATTAAATTTCCTTTTTGATAGCCATCTGAATAATGAATAACTTGATCAAAGTTTCCTTTAAAATCTTGCCTAATTATATTGTCAAATCCTTTAATTTCAAATACCATGTCATCTGAAGTATTGATTAAAATGTCCCAACCTTCAAAAATATCCATGTCTCTATTTATAGCATCAATTTTATTTTTTGAAGTTCCTCTTGATATGAATACATTGTCATTAGGATAACTAAAACCTAACATACTTTCGTCATCTTCATCAATGCTAACTAAGATTGTATAATTCATTGAATTACAAAGCATTATGATATTATCAATTGCTTTTTTTGCCTTTTGTGGTCTGCTGCGAGTTGCTAGTTTAAAAAGTATGTGTTCGTTCACTCTTCAAAGTTATAAAAAATAGTTTCGCTTTGCAATTCCTTTATAAATACTTTTCGATTTTCTTCTATTAACTTTCCTTTTTTATATTCAGGAATACTTGATTTGTGTTCAATAATATAATCTAAGGCGCAAATGTATTTATCAGTATTCGATAATTGTTGGTAAGGAGCATTGGTTAATCCTGCTTTGTAAATTCTGTTTGAATAACCAGCGTGTTCAAATCCATACTGACCATATTCTGAATTAAAATAACCTACTTTATTTAATACTTCTTTTGTTAGGTATATAAACACACCTCCACAATCTCGATATATCTCTAAATCGTTTATTTTAGCTTTTAAATTATGACTAGGCTCTAAGTATAGTAAGTGATTATATCCTGAGTTAATAAAATATTCAGCCCAATTATTTTCAAATGGATAGCAGTCATCGTCAAATAAGAAAATAAAGTCGCAGTCCCTTAAAGTGTATAAATTTTGATTCTTTGAGTACGCAACTCCTTTGTAATGTACATCTTCGTGAATGTGCAGATGGTAATTAGAAGGTTTAAACTTCTCAAAGTATTCTAACCACCTATCAACGTATTCTTTACGATTTGGTGTTGTTGTTACGCCAATACCGATTGTAAAATCTGTTTTCTTATTTGAGTCCATTTGTTTATGTTATAATGTTTTTCAATATATTTTTGTAAACTTTCTGCATATTCCTTTCTCATTGATTCATCTTTGCTTAGGTTTCTTATTGCCTTGTACCAGCCATTAATGTCACTATTATTTAAAAATATTGCAGTTTCTTTTGGGAATATGTTATAAGGTAGTACATCACTAACGATTGCAGGATTGCCATGTAAACCAGCTTCAAGTAACTTTATTTCGCTTTTGCATTCAGTAAATGAGTTAGATTGCAATGGTATTAAGCTAACATCAGTTTCATCATAAGCCTTACCGTAATCATGTACTGGTAAACTGTAAACTCTTTGATATTTGTCAGTTAAAGTTCCACCACTCATTACCTTTTCATAATAGTTATAATCTGCATTATCATTGTAACCACCTAAAACAAATTGAGCGTTTATATCATGCCTTAATATTTTACGAATTGGCATTTCTAAGATTGAAATATCTTCTTTGTGAAAAATTCCTGCAATGTAGCCAAATCTAACTTTGTCGCTTTTAGTTTTGTTTGATTTCCATTGTTCGTCTTCGTGATCTAAACAGTTAGGAATTACCTCAACATTCTTATTGTACTTTTTAATCTTAGATGCTAAATGTTTGGTAGTCGTAATTACTAAATCTACATTTTTAAGAATTTCAACTGTTTGAGCTGGTATATTATGGATTTCGTAAAGTCGACTTAAATAATGGCTTTTAGGTAATGTCCAAATATCGTCAATGTCAAATATCACTTTAATACCTAATGAATGATATTTTTTAATTATATCTAGTGATTTTCCGTTTGTATCTATTTCTCTTTGATAAACAACTGCTGAATACTGTTTAAGCTGTTCATCAGTTGCTACATCTAAGTCTGGAAATACATCACATTGAAAGTCTATCATGTCGGAGACTTTTGAGAATGGAACTATTAATCGGTGAAAAGATAACCCGTTAAGGTTATTCATATTCGCCTTTATCAGAATTTTTTTCATTGTGCTGTCTTTTGAGTTTGTCTTTGATTAATTTAATATCGTTTGCTACTGTTCTGTAAGGTATCTTTGTTTTATTGCTTAATTTCTTTGCATCGCCATGTAAAATATACAATCTTAATAAATTGACTTCATAAAATTCTGTTTCATTTTGTGGTGAACTTTCGAGAAAGTTTATCAATACTGAATAATCAATATTTTCTTTTTCTTCTATAATCTCGTTTAAATTGTCTAAAAACTTAACATGATCTACAAAATACTTTTTTCTAAATTTATTTGAATGCCACGTTCTCCAAACTACTGCTGAAAAAAAGTGCTTAAGGTTTCTAATTTCTGTTAAGTCAAATTTCTTTTCAATAATAATTAAAACAGCTTCAAAATGAAGGTCGTCTTGTAGTTCGTGATTGTGGCATACATTCCGAGTAATTTGTTTGTAGATTTTGTTATTTACAAGTTCACTAATCACTTACACAAAATTAAAGAAACTAATAAGAAAACAGCAATTAAAATAAATTGAATATCAGTTTTTTTTATTTTCATTTGCCAAAGCCTTTAAATATTTCATGTATTGATTCCAGTCGAAAGTTCCACGAATAGAGTTTACATCTAATTTTTTTACCCACCATTCTGTTTTCGAAATTAGTGAAAGATTTGTTTGATTGTTTGTTTTCATAGTTCTAAGGTTACTTGTTTTGTTTTTGATTTATTAATTATTCCTAATGCATTTTCAAATATTGTTTTACCAACTTCATAGTCAACTAAATTTCTCGCCATTTTATCAACTCTTTGATTTCCTTTATATTTATAAAAATCGTAATCATGAAATTTAGATAAAACACCAATTTCATCAATCATATTAGTTAAAGTGCCATCAAGTTTGCGTTCTTTTAAGTCGGTAGGTAAATTGAAATTAGTCCAATATAAATGTCTGCCTCTTTTTTTAGCTGCTATTAATGGTTCATAGTACGGAGTAACATTTTCAACTACATACTTTCCTTCAAAAAAATTATCTAAAAAAATAACTTCCTCATACAATTTCATATCTGGGTAAATAAATTTAAAAGTTTCTCTATTTTTTTGGCTTATTCTTACTTTGCTATGGCTTGGGCAAGGTGGCGAACTCCATATAAAATCAAACTCTTTGAAGTGGTCTAATAAATATTGATGAGCATCCGCAACTATTACTGTATCATTAGGAAAACGCTCTTGATATAATCGTGCAGCTTCATAGTCTAACTCAACAGCAGTAACTTCAATATCTTCTTTTACTTCGTTCCATTTATAACGATTTCCGCCTAAACAGGCATATAAGTTTAGTATTTTCATATTCTTTTTAAATTATCAAATGTTTTACCTTGTTGCTTTAGTTTTAAAGTTAAGAAGATTAAAGCCTGTGTTTTAACATAATTATCAAATGTTTTGTTTTGATTATCTATTACTGAAGTAATTATGTTTTGATAACCTTTTGCATCAGCATCTTTTAATCCTGACTTTTTAATATAATTATTGTATTTAATCTTCGCTTTTTTCTTTATTATTTCTTTGCTTTCATCTGAAAATGATATTTGATAATTAGCATATAGGAACTCATATATAGAAGGTAAGTGCATTACATTGTCTTCATGGTTTAAAATTGTATGGAATCTTTCTGAGTTTTTTTCTTCACATATATTAAAAAAGTAATTAGCTATCTGTAAATTTTGCTCAAAAAACTTAGTTATTGGCTTTTCAGTTGTAGGTGTTTGGTATTTAAACCATTCTTTAATAGCTTGTTCTCTTTTTGAATAGCTCATGTAACTTTTAATAAACTTAGTGAATGTTACAGTACCAAACCCTACAAATTCACCAAATTCACCACTTATTCCCATTTTAAACGCTTTTTTTAGCTCGGATAGTGTTGCACCCTTATAATTTTCTAAAACATACTCATAAACAAAACCAGCTACGTTTTTAATAGTTTGATTATCTAAGTTGTATTTTTTGTTTTCACCGCTTAATTCAATTGTCTTAATTACGATTGCATAAAGTTGAGTTAATACTTCCTGTTTGTCTTTATGAATTATTTTAACTTCATTTTTTACTTCAATGAATGTTTTTAAATAATCATTTAGTTTCTGCATGGCTTCAACTTCTAAAGGTGAAAATCCATTTGTTGTTGTTATTTGATTCATAGTTGGTTTGTATAATCGTCCCAGTTAATGTTTTCAATTGCTTTCATTGCTGTTGCTATTCTTACTTCGCTTGTATTATTATCTTTAATAAAATCAACTTTTGCTTTTCTAAAAGCATCTTTAACCCACATATTAATTGCAGCATAATCTGACTTGTATTTCTTTCCTGTACTTGCTTTATAATCATTTAACTTATTTAGGATCCATTCTACTTCATGTGATGCAAACTCTTCATTTAATTTATTAATTTCAGATTCAGAAAGAAAAACAAATTCTTTTATTTTATTCTTATTCTTATTCTTATTTATTTCTTCTTCTTTTTCTTCTTTGCTTAAAATCGCTTTACTATCGTTAAGCGGTCGCTTAGCGTTCGCTTTATTTCGTTTAGCTTCCGCACCTTTTTTGCCATTCTCTGAATTAACTTTTGATATATGATTAGCTTCTATTAACTGTTCATCTAAAAACTTAATTAATATATTTCCTTGCTCATTCCAAATATATCTATCAATTAACTCGTTAATTAATGATTGATTTTTATATCTTCTAATTAAATCTTCAATTGTTAATTTACCATCTCTTTGCCAATATAAAGCACAAACATTAATAAATAAACCTTGAAGCTCTAATGATTCATAAACTATATCTCCAGTTAACCATTCAGTAGCAGTAAATTTAAAATATGGAAAATTTTTTGCCATTTATATAAAATAAAAAACCCATCGGCTTTCGAGGTAACGGGCTCTACTCACCAATGGGATTAAAATATAATTATTACTGATGCCGTTACTCATCGGGTACAAATATACAAAAATTATTTAACTTTCCAAACCTTTGTAAAATTCATCACGCATATTTGAGTTCATAGTATGGTAAATATCGCCAATTTTATCTAAGTACTCAACGTCTGTTATGTTTCTTTTTTCAAGTTCTTCAACTATTTTAAAGCCTTGTTTTTGCCATAGATTAAAATCAGCTTTCATTTTATGTTTGAATTTACCAGTTAATTGTGTTGATTGCTCAACTGTTGATTTGAATAAACCAATTAGAAGATGTGATTCAAATTCTACTTTTGCCTGTTCAATTGTTAGTGCTTTTTCCATGTTCTTTGATTTTTAATTTGTAAATTTTAATTAGTTCTTTAATTTCATCTAAGGTTAGTTTAAGCGCATCCCCTCTTTTATTCATTAGTCTATTGTAAGCATCATTGCCTATTCTTAAAGGTAATCTTAACCCGTATTCAATTTGATTGCCATGCTGATGTTGATTACAGTAAACACATTGCCCATGTACGTTATCTTCATTAAACCTTAAGTTTGGATAACTGCCAACACTAAGAAAATGTCCAGCATCAAATTTACTTGTTAATGGTCTTTCACATGAAATACATGGTTTATTAGCATCTCTTAATCGAATATACTTATTAAAGACTATTTGAAGTAAACTAAGCCATTCTGTGCGAGTACGGGTGTTTTCAATCATTACCTTTTTCTTTTCCTTCCATACTTTAGTTTCTGCTAATTTAGCTGCACATTTAGCACCGCAAACAACTTGAGTGGTTTTAAAAGGAGTGAAGTTTCCACCACACTCCTTGCATTTTTTATCTTTAATTTTCTTCACAGATTAATTCCTTTTCAGTTAATGTATAATATAAATTTTGTAATTGATGAACATATTTAATTCCAAATTTTATAACTATTTCATTGTCTGCAGCTTTTATTCCAAATTCATTATAATTATCAGGCATTAAACCAAAAAAGTAATTACAATATTTATTAATTTTTAATTTATAATATTGAATTGGATTATAATCACTTTCTGTTTCAAAATCAGGACTAACATGATAATTATCAAATTCAAAACCAAATTTCAATAGCCACTCTTCATTAATTAATATTGGATTATAAATATCACAAAATTCTAATTTTGCGTTTTTGCCAATTTCAACTATTCCAATATTATCAATTACTAAATTACCGTATCTTAATTCTTTTATATTCATAATTTCTTTCCATTAAATGATTCAAAATATTGATTAAATAATTCCCTTGCTAACTTTACTTTTTCAGTCATCTTTTCAATTATTTCTTCATTAGCATTTACCCTGTAAATAAACAATCCTAAGTCAGAAATAATGCGAGGATCAAAAGAAACGAAATCACACCACTTTCTGCCTGATAATAACATATAGCATTGCATCTGATAATAGTATTCAGGCTGTTCACTCAAAAAAGTTTCATCGTTTGTAATAAAGCAATGTTTTAAATGATTTGCGCCATTGTAAGGGCATTTTATTTCTATTAAGCCATCTTCGCCTACTAAGCCATCAGGACTGCCTGTTAAGCCTTGTATTTCATTTGAATAAAGCAATTTACTTTCTACTATTTCATTTCCTGTTACGGATGTGTAGAATTTCTTAGCAATAGGCTCGTTATCGTTTCCCCATTCAGTTGCAAAGTTATTAATGCCTTGTTTAACTTCACCACTTAATTTTTCCCAAACCTTTTCAAGAATATAAGTTTCTGCTGTTTTAGATAGCACGTCCTTTTTAGAACGTGCTTCAGTCATTAACTTCCAAATCTCACTTCCAGTGAAATTACCTTGTCGGTTAATAAACCATTCAGGGCTGTATATTTCAATTGTACTTTCCATAATTTATTTTTAATTTATTTTTTTTTGAACTGGTTACAAATTGTAACCTTTTTAAATTGATTTTAAAAGTTTAACCTCAACTTCCTGACTAACCTCGTATTTTGCCTTTATAGCATCTATTGAACCACCTTTCATTAAATACTCAACTGCCTTACCGAAAGCCTCTGTATCTGCATTTAAAACAGGTTTACGGGCAACCTCTTTTTTATTATCATGGTCAGCATCGCTTTCTGTTTCATCAATTAAGAATAAACCATTTAAAGCGTATTTACGAGCGTAACTTGAAGCTGTACCTGTTGCCTGTTCTGCGCTCATTCCTTTGTGTTCTGAAAGTTCTGCATATCCGCAAGCAAATTCTTTAAAATCCCCTATTTTTATTCTTGCAATTGCTTTTACAAATATTTTATTACCTATTTGAACTAATTTGTCGCTTAATTTAAAAACTGCTTTATATTTAAAAAGAATAGGTTTTAAGGCTTCAAGTATATCTTCAGCACTTCTGTATCTATAATTACCGAATTTATTTATATTACCTTTTGGTACTTTTAATTCGTTTTGAATTGCAATAAACTTTTCAATGTTAGTTAATTCTTTTTCCTGTGTTTGTTCTTTAGTTTTCATAATAGATTGATTTAATTCTTTTTATTTTTACTTTTTTGTACTGAATAGATTAAAATGGTAGCCCATCATCTTCTATTTTAGGTGTATACTTTGTTTCATTTGAATAAGTCTTTGTTTCATTATCTTTTTTAAATGGTTCTTGAAATGATGCGCTGAAATACTTTTTGCCGCTTTGACTTTCTTTAAACCATAAAGATATTTCCATTTCTACATTGTTTACTTTTACCTTACCACGATAATCGGGTTGCGTTTCTTTTGTCTTGTTGTTTTTAAAGATTGCGCCTGAGTTGTTTTTAGTTTCCATTTTTCTTTTGTTTTTTATTGGTTATTGTAAATTCTTTGAAGCGTGTATTAGATTTAGAGTTGATGCACCATTGCTCATTAATAGTGTAACCTTTTTTTCTAATTTTAGCTAATACTTTGTGAAGGTTAAGAGTGCCACATGCACATTCTTTTTTAGTTATTTGATAGGCATTTGAGCCTGTAATAACTTGCCCACCTAATAAGGCATCTAGGATTGCTTGTTCTTGTGTTTTCATGGTTACAAATTTAATAATTAATTTTTAACTGAATTATAATTTAAAAAATTATCCGTAATTGTTTCTATCTGATTTTGAAGTATATAGTATTTTTCTGTTAAATTTTGATCATAAAGTTCTAATCTTTTTAATTCTGCTAATTTTTCAGCAGTATCATAAAGTTCACTTTCTTTTCGTTGAATATCATTTAAGGTGTATAAACTTCTTTTTGTTAATCCTTCTATATAAAATTTATTTTCCATACTTTTTAATTTTTAAGTTATAAAATTCGTCTATTACATCCAACAGTTCGTCTTTACATTCGCCTTCTTTAAACGCCTTTCCGATTGTAACTAAGCTGAAATACTTTTTCTTTGTTATTCCATAACGCTTTAACTTTGTGTGGTCTCCATGAGTATAATACTCTGTCATTTTTGTTTTAATTGTTTCTGGTATTTTCATTTTGTTTTTTCTATTATTTGTTTTGCTTGTTTTATAAAATAATTATAAGTTGATTGTTCAATATGTTCATCACTGGTTAACTTTAATAAACATTCTAACATTTCAGGAGCTGCTGCTATTAATTTAGCATTTGCTTCTCTTTCTACTGCTGTAAAAACAGAAGTATAGTAAACATCTTCACCATTGTATTGTTTTACATTTACTACTGAAGTTGATGTATTTCCTTCGGATTTAATCCATTCCCCTTTTGTGTAATTCATATTTGTTTTTAATTTAATTTTAAATAAGTCGCTATAAAGTTGCGCAAAGATGTAAGTTATACGCAACCTTAAAGAAGCAGTCCGTTTTCAAAATCAGCATACATTTGACAGTATTCTTTTGATAGTTCACTTCCTTTGCAATTTCGATTTAATGCTTTCGCAGTTTTTAAAGTTGAGCAACTTCCAGCAAAAGGGTCATAAATAGTATCACCTTCTTTTGTTGAGTTTTCAACTAATAATTTTAATAGTTCAGTAGGTTTTTGATGTGGGTGTATTGCTTCTTTTGCTCTTGATACAGTTATCACATTACCTACATTCTTTAAATTAAATGTATTCGGCAATCCTTTACTAAACACTAAAATATATTCTGCTTGGCTTCTATATCCTGCACCAGTTCCAAAATGCCCTTTATTCCAGCAAACTATATTTACTATTTTAAAACTTGCTAATTCTAAACAATCTGCCATATTTCGTAATTGTTTCCAATCAGTAAAGCAATATAAATGCGAACCTAATTTCATAGTTCTGTAAAGTTCCCTAAATATAGGTTTTACAAAAAGCAAAAAGGCTCTTTCACTCATATCGTCAAATTCAATATGGTTATCGTCATTTGCAAATCTTCCTGTTCCTTTTGACTTGCTTGTAAGTCCTGAATAAGGCGGGTCTGTAATCACACAATCAATACTATTATCTTCAAATCTTGAAAGTGTTTGTAAGCAATCCTCGTTAAACAGCTCGATAAAAGGCTGCGTATAACAGTGGCTTTGCTTCATTGGGGCTTTTGTGCTATCTATAATCATTTGTGCTTAAATTAAAATTTGTACTATCAATCGGCTTTAGTGCTGGAAATCCCCAACGAACGCAAAGCCACCATAAGTTATAATATAACTTGGTTTTTAATATCTATGCTTTTAAACATTTTAATTAATTCCTGACTAAACTGTAAGTTCCAATCAAATTCTAATTGATTATTTCCAATAAAGATTTTATGCTTACCAACTACCTGACCTTTTTTATAGAAGTCAAAACAAAAGTGAGTTTCAGTATCTGTTATAAACATTTCCATTGTTGTATTATCTAAACTTACACTACTGATGTTGATTCGATTATAGTTAACTAAGTTAGCATCTATATAACCATACCAGTACTCAAGGTTATTGTTAAGTTCTATTTGATTAGAGTTATTCATAAATTCGTTTTTTAATTGTGTTATATACTTCGTTATATTCTTTTTCTGTTATCTGTTCATAGCTGCATGGGTATTGCATCATGAGTTGAGTAACTTGTATTGAATGTTCAAACTCTCCTAAAAATAAAACGGTTGTTCTTGTTTCTTCTACCATGTAATAATGATAGTATTGTTTAGTAAATAACGGAAGTTGTACTTCCATTTGTACTTTTTCTTTTCTTTCGATTGTGATTTTCATGTTTTTAATTATTTTACTTTATTAATATATTCTACTGCTCCGTTTAATGTTCTTTTAGATTGAGTTTCTGCATTAGGAAAAGCAGGATAAAAATCTGCAAATCCTAATCTTCTTGCCTTTCTTATTGTTTGATTTTCTTCTTTTGTCAATTCAGGATAATTTATTTCATCCCATTGGTCGTTTGTTTTTTTAGTAGTTTTCATAACTTTGTGTTTTTTTAACGTGTATAATTAAGATACATTTCTTGTAAAGTATATTCTAAGTTATTTTTTTTAGTTTGCTTAGTTACTTTGTTTAAGTTGGCTAAATACTTTTTCCATTCAGCATCATAACCACCTACTGGCTCATAAATGTTATAAATAAGCTGTGAAGTTAAAATTGAATACTTTTGTCTGATTTGTTCTTTAGTTGTTTTCATGTTCTTTGTTTTTAAATATAAAGCAAATTTAAACTATTTATTAATCACTTTAACATTAGCATATAAAAAAAAAGCAACTATTTTTTATAATAATTGCTAACTAATTGATAATCAATAAGAAAATTTTATTCTTTATTTGCTCTCTTTTTTATCTTTTTCTTTTCCCAATGGCGAATGATAGCAGCTACTAATAAAGTAACTATTGATCCGACTACTGAATTATCAACTCCATTAATGAAAGCTCCGCCACCTGTAACCTCATGTACAGCCACAGCTGTATTAACTACTTCACTAACTACTGTTGTTAGTGTATCATTTACTAATTGTAATAACATTTGTATATTGTTTTAAATTGTTTAAATTTGCTCTTCGTTCTTTGTGTTTTTCATAAAAATTTCAACTCTTAAAAGCATTCTTCGGGGTGCTTTTTTGTTTTATAGAATTTCTAAAGAATGTTTTTCATCTTTATGCAACAATAGTAAGTTAACCAAATCATTCTCAGCCTTAGTGCTATCGAATATAGCATTATCGCCTTTTTGATAGCCTACTAAAATACAGCCGAGCGAATGGTCTGCTGAGTTCCCTCTGTGCATGAGAACACCGTCAAAACCTTTTATATTAAGTATTCTTGGTAACATTCTTTTGAACTTTGGCGATTGATTAACTGTTAGCTTATAGAATCCTAAAGGTATTGCAGTAAGCCCGAAAATCTTTTTTGTCTGAATAAATAAAAGAGAATCACTTTGTTTCAATCCTCTATCTTTATCTTCTAAGGTATAACAAAAGAAAACATCATTAATAAATAATGAGCCAATTGTACAAATGTCATTTTTAGTTTCCCTAACTACTTTTAGCTTCATAATTTATTTCTTTTGATAAGATAGCTTCACTCATTCTTTGTTGCTCTTGTCTTTCAAATTTTTCTGATTCTAAACACTTATAAAGTTTAGATTCTAACGATGCAACTCTCATGTTAGTGTGAAATAACCATGCTACTAAAACAGCTGTAGCACCGTATTTTTTTATTAATTCTAATGCTTCTTTCATGGTATTGGTGGTGTTGGTGGTGGTGTATAAGGACTTAATGGAATATCTAATAAATAAGCGTATTCCGTATTTAATACATCTTGTTCATCTTGTTCACTTAAAAATAAAAAATAAACTCCATTTATATCTTGAACAAAATTAAAAAATGTGTCAGCATCAATGAACGTACCTTGTAGTTCATTTGCTTGTTGATTTGTTACTATCCTTCCGTAATATTCCATGTTAAACGTTTATTCCAAAGTAAGTCATTAATGTATCAACTCTTGTTTTAAAATTATTCATTTCGGTAAGTGTTAAACCTGTTCCAATATAAAAAAATGGACTTTGCACAGTTTCATAACCAGTTATTGTACCATTTGAATTTAAAGCAAATACATACAATTTAATAGTATTTAAACCAGTTGAAGTAGATGTGTTTGAAACATAAGTGTTTTTTCCTCTTAACATAGATGTTGAGATTGTTCTACTTAATTGATAAAATCCTCGACTATCAGTAGTTGAAGCTACACTATTACCGTTACTATCATTTGCATAATAAAAAGATAAATCAGATGTATTACGTAGTCTCATTTCAAATGTTGTTGATGGTGTTGTTTGTGAAACACCAAAACAGCGAATTGAATTACTACCACTTCTCAAAGTTCTTGAATAAAACCCAGCCGAAACACTATTTTGAGATACACCAGCTGTGCTTGGAGTAAAATATATATCAATATAAGCACTTGTTCCGTTTCCTGTTATACCTCCACTACTGTAAGTAAAACCAGTTGCAAATGTTGCTCTAAATGCAGCATCTGTATCTAATGGATTAACTAAATTCCATTTTGATGAAGTAGCGCTTCCCCAAATAGGTAAATACATTGCCTTTATTTTGGTATATATTCCATCTGTTTTTAAACCTAAATAAAAAGTATTTATTGCTGTTTTATCAGCATCACTTGTTATTGCTGTGTTAGCAGTAAAATAAGCTAAAGCATCAGCATCGTAAGTTACACCTCCTGCAACTGCATAATTTTTAGTAGTTATTGCTAAATTAGTTCCAATCATATTCAGACTTTAAAACTCCATTTTCTAAGGTACAAACTTTTTGCCCTGTTAAATACTTATTTGCTATGCTATTAAACGTTTCAATGCTTTCAGTCCAATTATAAAGTACCAATAAAAAATACTTTTGATAATCTTCACAATTAATTATTTCACCGTATTGGCTTAATTCTATTTTTAATTGATCCATTAATAATTAATTTTCATATTAGGTCTTGTTGATAAATTTCTAGTTCCTAATCCTGTTGGATAACTTGCATCATTTTGTTTATACCAACTTAAATATTGTGCGCTTGTTGAATGGCATTCAGCCCAACCATATCCACTTTGCCAACTTCCATCTTTATTAATCCAAATAATTAAAAGATTATCAATCCCATTATAACAAAAGTTACTGTCAAAATTTATATTATTATACCCTGAAGTAACCGACCAATTGAAATTCTTAACAGCTTGCAAGTCTTTAATTCCTGCTATTCCACTAACATCACCATTTGTGTTTGTTATTTGAACATTAGTCCCAAATTGAGAATCTGTTATGTGTGCAATTCTAATTGTTTGATTATTATAAGAATATCCTGCTGAATAACCTGCCATGTGTATCTGTAATCCTGTTATGTTTTTTTGACTACCTAATTCACTTTGTTTTAAAATAAACATTGTATGTGAATAGTTATAAAGACCATAAGCTGGGTAATCACTAACATTAGATGTGCCTTCTGTTGTAATCCAATTAAGGTTTTTAACAGAACAACACCTAACGTAGTTCTTAACAGATAATGGATGTAAAGGTATCACTCTGCGTAAGCAATGATAGTTCCGCTTGTTAAAGTAAGATTAGTAAAAACAGCATCACCAGGAGCGTAAATAATAGCACCTTGCTTTAATGTTTTACTACCTAATCCAATTGATGTTAAATAATTAGTTGTTGTATCGGGTGCAAAGCCACCTGTTAAAGTTCCTACTACTGTATCAGCTTGTACGATAAAACAGTAATATCTTTTACCTGTTCTTGGTGTATTATTATCTATATACTCACATCCACCATTTGCTGTTAGTCTTAATGCGTTTGCCATGTTGTTTTATTTTTTAAAGTACCTTATTTTTTATTTAATGCATCAATCAATTCATCCGAATTAAGATATACTACACCATTTAAATCTGTATCATATGCAAAGAATAAGTTTGTTTGTGTTTCAAAATTTATATGTATAGATTGTTCATCTAATTTTTCAGAGTTTACATAAATCAAATGTTGATTTCTAAACTCTACATTATTTCCTATTTTAATTAAATATTCCATTATACTTCAAAATATATATATGAGTTAATTGCAGAATCTGCACTATTTGTTAATTGTATTGCAACAATTATATAATATTGATTTGTAATATCTATTGTTATTGTAGAAATTGCAGTTGTTGATTGTACTTCACTTGTTAATGCTGTTGCCGATGAATTATAAACTTCTAAAGAAGTTGAAGATTTTACTGCTAACAATCTACCCATATCAACAGATAAAGCACCAGAACCAGCCGTATAAGTTGCTAATAATGTAGCTCCTGTTAAACTATTACTTGTGTTTAAATAAATTCTTGTAGTTTTTGCACCTGCCGTTCCTGTATATTTATTTCTTATAGTAAATTTTGATATTCCAACTTTAAAAGTATTTGAAGGTATTAAAAGACTATCTAATAATACATTTGAAACAGTGCCTGTTATACTTGAGCTATCTTCTGTTTTTGATAAATATTTTATTGGTGTATAACCTAATACAGTTACTATGCTTTTATTTTCATAACGTGTAGTGGTTGAGTTCCAAAATATACCGTCATTATTTGAAGGACTTGGCAAGTAACAATCGTGAAGCTCCCCGATTTCCCATCCGTTTTGTACCTTACAATAGATTTTTCCTTGATTAGCATGGGCATAAACAACATATCCAACTACAACTAAATGATTAGGTGCTGTTGGTTGAACTTTTGTTAGATTGCCAGGTGTTGATGAACTAAGATAAAGCACATCACCATCATTCCAACTTTCACCTTGTAAACTTCCTGTAGTATTTAATCCTGTAATCTCACCAATTACAATTATTTTACCAGTTTGATTATTACTAATATTTTCAGAAACAACTCCAATAGTATCTACTGAATTACCATTGCTATCTGCTAAAGCGTAATCAACTGCTAACCTTTGACCTTGCGCTGTTTGTACTTTTAAAACTTTGTAACCTGAAGCTAATAAATTATCGCCTGTTTTATTTACAACTGTTAAATAAAGATTTTCAGGATAACTTGTACCACCACCGCCTTCAGGAACATAATCTAAGTTTAACCATGTATCAACTCCATTGCCTATCTTATAACGTGGTTGGTCTGTTCCTGAATAAAGTACATCTGTACTCAAAGCCATTTCACCTGCTAATAAAATAGGATTATTAGAAGTCCAATTTGCAGATGTATCTCTTCTAAGTTGTATCTGTGCTGTTATTGTACTCATGCTTGTATTATCGAATTTGTATAAGTTGTATTTGAAGCCCCTCCATCTATTGCGCTAACTTGTATTACTGTGTAACTCTCACCGCCTTTTAAAGTAGTTATAACAGTTCCATTTTGATTTACAATAGTAACTAGGTTTGATGTTCCTGCATTCGTTATAGTTGAATCAAATGGTATTTGGCATCTATCATAAGTAAAAGGTACTTTTATATTAACATCAAAGTAATAACCTGCATCTTCATCATCAAATCTAGGTTCACTAAAAGGATTTAAAGTAACATTATCGCTAACTAATTTCCAACCATAAATAGTAGAGTTAAGCTGTGCAATAATATCTAAACATATTTGCTGAATATCGCTAAATAACTCTAACTCATTTTGTTTTCCTTTAATCAATCTATCCATTACATAGATTCTTAAAACATGAGTATAGGCATTACCTTGTAATAAAGGTGGCTCATAATCTACCCACATTGCAGGGTATTCAGTTATTCCGCTAGTCGCAAATTCAATAACACTACCATTCCCAAAAGAATTGATTTGATAATGTGCGTTAGCTATATTATCGAGGTTTTTTATTACTTGGTTTAACGTTATCATTCAAAAATTTTTTTAATATTTCAATTTTATTAAAGAGTTTATATCCACTCTTTTTAGTAACGTTTTCTTTTTTCAAATTTTTCTTCATAACTAAATATTGAACGGTTACGACCTAAATAAATACTTTCTTCGTAAGAATAACCTTGTGGATAAATAGTATCAAAGCCATCGCCAGGATTATCATATAATGGGTATTGGTCTGAATACTCAAATAAATAATCAATTAATCTTTTAGTGTGATACTGTGCTTTATCAGTAACTAAGTTCATAAAAGAATTTAATTCGTTAAAATCAACTCCTGTACTGTTATCACTGTTCTTTTTTACAATGTTCTTATTAGTTACCTTATAAGTTAAAAAGGGCGCAGCCTCAACCATTACCCACCATTTAAGAGCAGGAATAATATAATTATCTAATAAGGTAGTGTTTAAAGCCGATAATGTATTTGTACTTACTTGGTTTATTATTTCATCATATAAACCTGAACCAATATAATTTCTAATATGAATTTTTTGAGCTTCTTCAATAGAAATTCTTAAGTATTTTTCATCTACATTAGGGTCAACAAATGTGTAATCCTTAATGTATGTTGCTGTTAATAATAATACTGTTGCCATTATTTTTTAATTTTTACAACGTTAGCACTCCAAATATGTCTGCAAAATGGTGTTCTTGTTTGACCACCTTTGCGAGTCCACCAACCACCTCTATAATTCCAAACATCATAACCTACTATCTTACTAATCTGTTCTATTTGCGCTCTTGAATACATTTTATTTGCATCCAATAACTTAACACAGAACTCTCTTGAATTTCGTTTGTCAGGTTTTACTCCTGTTCTCCATTCATAAGTGTACATAATTTTGTAATCTTCGGTATCTGTGCCTATTTTGTTTGATGTTCTAATAGCTTCGGTTGTTGGTACTCTAATATCTTTTTTTTGTCCGCCTGTGTTTGTTTCTTTAACCTTAATTAGTTCTTCTTTAACCATGTCATTGATTAAGTCTGCAACTCTATCTTCTTTAATTCTTAAAGTATCTGCAATGGTCTTATTATCCATTAATGGGTCTTTATCTAATAAGCCAACAATGTCTCTTTTAATTTGTTTGCTTAATGGACTTACATCGACTGCAAACTCAAAGCGATTATCCTCGTTCATAAAGGTTTGCTCAATAACTTCGTAATTTTCTCTATCGTCTCCAAACATTTTGAATATTTCAATTACTTCATCAATTTCACTTTGCGAAGTAAAAGAATGTTCACATACATGGTCGTCAAATCTATGGATAGCACTTGAAACAATTGGTTTAACTTCTTCTTCTAATGGAGGTAATCCGTACATTTCACGAACCTCATTTTTAGTCATTACCTTAATCTTTTCTTCAATAGGTAACTGCTCTTCGATAGGATCTAACTCTTTTAAATAAATACGATTTGAAAATCCTTTTAATTTAAGTAAGTAGTTAAAGTCTTTCTCAATTTCAGCTTGATTAGGAATGATGTAAGTATTTTTATAAAGTTCGTAAGAATCATTTATTTGGTCTTTATTTCCTAATTCCCCTGCTGTTTTTATTCCTACTAGCATAGGGTTAGGAATGTGATGTCCGATAATTAGTTCTTGAATAACTTGGTCGTTCAATTCTGTTAGTTGAGAATCTACATTTTGAGGTGTTAAATGTTCAATTGTTGGAGCAGAATCTTTATTGCCACTAAATGTTATTAGTAAGCTGTTTGCTCTATCAGTTCCAGTGAATTTCTCTTTTAGTCTTGCTTCAATTTCCTCTTTCTCTTCTTCAGTTGGTCTGCCATTTGAGAAGTTAAGAATAGTCCCTGCATTAAACCCACTCTTGATCGCATTTAAACGATAATTAGAAAGCTCAACATCAACTTCTGCATATACAGCACTCGCCACATAATCAGGCAAAGGATAAGCATCTAAATCAGGTCTGTATTCTTTTGAAACAAATATTTGTCTTGATGTTGGTTTTTCAGGATCAAACAATGGGATGTATTCTAAATCAGTTTCTTCAGGACTTTGCTTTTGTTTGGACCAGTCTTTTGAATACCAATAGCCATCTGCATCTTTTGCCTTTCGTAAATTGTTATAAGAAAAATGTAATAACTCAAAGTTATTTCCTGCTTTATTCCAAATTACTTCTAAATAATAACCACCAAATAATTTTTTATCTAAAACACATTTTTTTACAATATCTTTTAAAGTATCAAAATTAGTATTCTCTTTATTTATAAAATCATTAGCTAATGCAATGTCTTGAATTGATAAATCAGTAGAATCAAAACCAACACCAGCACCACAAATGTATAAAACCTTGCCATTGATAAAAGCATTATGCTTAGAGCTACGATTGAATAAATAAAGTAAGTAACCAGGATAGTTATTATAGTAACCACCTTCTTTATCTGCTCCATAAATTATCCATTCTTTTGATTTTTCTTCTTTAAATACAGGTGTTTTATGTGCCTGTAGTTTAAGATTAATTACATCGTATATATTATTCTCCATAAGTTATAATCGTTTTATTTTGATTATCGTAAGCATTAACAACAGGCAATGTACTTTCTACTTTTACCATTCCTATTTCAAGTAAACCTTCAGCATTTGCAACGTTTAAATTACTTGAACTTGCTTGTTGGTAAATAGCATATTCATAAAATCCTGTTTCAGGCAAAGATACAATTCCACTTGTTAAATTAGTAATTCCTGTTGTTTCAGTTATTAAAAATTTATTGTAACGAGTAGGAAAACCACTTACATCACTTGAAATAAAGTTAACTGTACTCATTAACACTTGATGTTTAAAGCTAAATAAATAGTAAGGATTATTTAAAGTAACTTTTTCTGTTAGTGTAAATACTAGAAAATTATTTTGCCCTTTATTTATTATTTGCATATTTTAAAAAGTACCATAAAAACAAAAGGTTGCATTTCTGCAACCTCTCGAAAATCAAACGAACAGGAAAATTATATAATGCCTGAAATAACTCCTGAATTTACTTTGTTTGCAGGTAAAGGTTCTTTGCCTGTTAAAGTAATTGAGTAGCCATTTTTATCACCCATTGCTTTGCCAGTTGATGAAGTTCCTGCTGTTAAGTGCATTGCTCTTGTTTCACCTGCTAAGTGATAAACATCATCTGCATCTTGAACAATAACCATCAATCTGTTTTGTGTTAGTAAACGAACAATATTACGATTTTTAGCAGTCATTTTATAAACTGAAAAAACTAATGTTTGTTCGTAAAAAGTTGTACCATTTTCAATTGATACAGTTGCATTTTCGTCAAATTGTGCATCTTCTAACTCAACCTCAACAGTCCAGAATTTTTTTCCTGCTACCATTGTGATTCCACTAACTTGACCTGATGAAGCTGTAATTGTTGTAACATTGGCAAACTCTGTAAGATATATTTTCTTTACACCTCCCGCACCTTGGCGACAGTCTAGTGTTAATCCTTCAATAATATTACAAGGCATGTTTTAAAATTTTAAAAGGGAGTTGTTACACTCCCTTGGTTAATATTAAGCGTTAGTGTATTGAACAACGTGGTCGATGAATTTAACTGCTACTCCAGCCTTAAATGCACCAAATAAACGCCATACGCGCGAGTCTTTTGAATACCATGCTTCTATGTTTTCTAAGTCTGATTGTAAGTCAGTTCCGAATACTAAATTTGAAGCGTAAGTTGCGATAATACGATTTTTTACTGCTGTTGGTACTGAACCTGTATCAACTGCTGCATCACTTAATCCTGGTACGCCTACAACTTTCATATTAGTACCTGGGTACATTAATTCCCAGTTGTTCCATACGTTATCAGTTGTGTATTGTGAACCATAAATTCCGTAAGTTGAAGTAATCTTAGCAGCTAATAATCTGAAAGTATCATAACCACAGAAAGCAACGATAGGCTCGTTTGCAATTGCAGCAGAAGGTACTTTTGCATAAATGTCATCAAAAATAGTTAAAACGTTTGTTGCATTTAAAGTAGATGCTGTTGCTGCTACTGCTGTTCCTGCTGTGTCAATTGTTGCTAACCAACCATTCATTTGTTTTAATACAGTTGAGTTAGTGTAAGTAGTTTTACCTGCCCAAATCATGTTCTCAACGTTACGAGCAACTTGTGCTAATTTTCTATCAATAATGTTTTGTGCAATTGATAAAGAATCATTGTTTGCTCCTGCTGGTAAATACTTTTGAGTATAGTAAGTATTTAAGTCTTTTAAACAGAATTGTTCTGCAAAGTTAATACCTACAGTTGCAATAGATACCTGTGAAAAAGTAGTAGTTCCTGAAGTTGTGAATGAACACGCTTCTGCTTGGAATGGAACTGTACTTTCTAATACAGGGATTTTTTCTGTTGACTTGATACCTGTACGGATGTCAACTCCTTTCCCTAAGGTTACACCACCTAGTATTGCCTTGGTGATGAGGTCTGCTCTGTTTTCTTCAACATAAGCAGTCATTGAATCAAATGAAAATGCCATTTTGTTTTTTGTTTTATTGGTTAATAGTTATATACTTTTTTTCTAAATTCTTCTAAACTTGTAGTGTTTGATTTTTTAAAGTTTTCTTTTGAAGTTGACTTAGGCTCAACACTTGGAGCATCTGCAACTTTTTCAATCAATGAAAATAACTTTCTGTTTAAATCTGTTTGTGCTAAGATAGAAGCGTTTGCAGCTTCTAATGCTTGATTAGATAAACCTAATGCAGATTCTAACTTTGATAAACGCTCGTTTAATTCAGCAAACTTAGCTTCAAATTGTTCGTTATTATCGGATGCCATTTCTTCCATAACAGGTTCTTCCATTACTTCTTCAGGTTCAATGCCTTTTACAACTCCGTTTTCAACGTAAACTTTCATTGGCATTTCATTTACCATAATAACCATTTCAGTTACTTCAACTGGTAAATCCATAACACCATCAGGAGTTATAACTTGCAGTTTAGAACCAATTGCGATTTCTTCTGTATCAGTACGAACAATAGAACCGTCTTTTGCTTTGTAGTCAACAAATTTTAAGTCTTTTACTTCGTCTTGAAAAATATCCTTAAATAATTCTTTCATATCTGAAAAAACTTCTTTGAATGTTTGTTTTTTATTTTCCATTGTCTTGTTTTTTTATAAAGTACATTAAATTCATTTAGTTGCAATCTCTGCCACTTTTTTTCTCAAGTTGTGTATTCTATCGGCTAATGATTCGATAACGTTTACAGGAGCATCTTTTAGCTTTTTATGAGCAAAAGCACCCTCAACACTAAAACCTTTAAACACTCCTGTTCTAATAAAGTCATTCCAAACCTCGTTATTATCTACTTTAAAAGTTCCGAACCATGAACCCTCTGTTAATGTAGGATAGCCTTCGGGTGTTTTAATGCCTCTTGTTTTGTCAATAATAAAACTTTCTACCATGTAAACTCCATCAACTTGTCTTTCGCTATCGTGCATCATATTTACATTATGAGTAAAGCCTTTTTTGAAAAATCTTTGTGCTATTTTTTCAATCTGTTCTTTGTCAAATACTACATAGTATTCACCACTTTCATCTGCTCTATAAATTGGTAAATCTGAAATCATTAATGCTCCGCTAATCAATCTACGTTCTTTATCTGCAAAGAATTTAAACTGACGTTTCATGTTTTGTCCATCCCATTTAGTATAACAAATAGCAGCAGCCTGTTCTTGTTCTTTTCCTGCATTTATTTCAACTGCAATGCAACGTGATACAAATTCGTCTTTGCTTTCTCCTGCTCTTGGATTAACAACCATTTTTTCTCTATCAATTTGCTCTAACTTTCTTTGCGCCCACTCTATTCCTGCATCACCGCCCCATGCTAACCACATTAACCTGCCACATCCATCGCCTAACTCTTTTTGTGAGTTTTGTCTATGCCTTTCAAATGCTGCCATTCTCGCAATTGTATCTCTACTTATAGCTTCACCATTTGCTAATTGATTTGCTCTAATTTTTCCAACGGGAGTTCCACAATCACCCCATCCGTTTTCTTCTGCATATCTTAAAGCTATTTTAGCATTCTCACTTGCTTGTTTTGGGTAATCAGTATAACTTTCAAATTGATGTTCTTTAAAAGCATGCCAGTTGGTCTCTATTGCAGGAGTGTCAACTAATGCCACCCATTCTACACCAAGTTCGTCACTATCATCAATTACTAATTTATAAACTGGTAAATTTTCCATGTTATCCTATTTTTGAATTATTACTTAATTTGTTTACTCTTTCTGTTACTGCTCTACTTTCACTTTCTACTACATACGCTTTCATTGGTGCGGCTTCTCTATTTCCTTGCCCTGCTACTGTGCCATCAGGATTAAGTTGAGTTACTGTGTTCTGTGCTGTTAATCCTTGAGGGGGCTGACCACCGCCTCCGCCTTGACTAAATGTTCCTAAGTTACCACCGCCACCGCCACCACTTGCACCACCACCGCCACCACCTTCAAATTTAGTTTTAGCAATTACAGCTACTCGAGCCAATCCACTTGCTATTGCTATGGCTGCTGCTATGTTTGCTCTTATTGGTGCGTCAGGTGTTGGAATTGCCATTTGACTTGCAAATGCTGACTGTGCAGCTTGATAAGTTTCAATGGTTGCCTGTGCTAAACTTGCAGCCTTTTTAATTTGAAATGCTTTCTTTTGACTTGCTTCACTTTTACCTGCAAAAGCATCTGCTAAAGATTGAATTGATTGAAGACCTTGTAATGTTAATGCAACTTCTTGCTCTTTTGCTTTTTTCTTATTTTCTAATGCTTTCTTTTCTTCTTCTTCTTCTTTTTTAGCTTTTTCTTCTAATAATTTACCATATTCTTCATCTGCTTTTATTTGCTCTGCGATTTCTTGGTCTCGCATTTGTTTTAGTCTCGCTGCTCTTTGTTCTTCTAATTTTTTTTCTTTTTCAATTTCAATATTAGATAACCTTTCAGCTTCTGCTAAAGCATCTTCAAACTCTTTATTTGATTCTTCTTTTTTCTCTATTACTCTTTGTTTGGATTTTTCAGCTGATGCTTTATTAGCTTCTGTTTCTAATTTTGCATTTTGTATTTGTAAATTTCGTTGAATATCTAATCTTTCATTAGCTAAATCTTTCATCAACTTTAAAGTATCTGAATTAGCTTTTTGTAATTCTATATATTCATCTTCACTTGTATTTTTCATCAATACAAGTCTATCTTTAAATAATTTGTTAGCTGTTTTTATCTCTTCATCTATTCTCTTTATTCTTTGTTTGCTTAACTCTTCATTTAATGCTGCTAATTCCTGTGCGCTTTTACCTTGTGCCTCTGCTAAACTTTTTCTAAAATCAGTTTCTTTTTGCATTGCCTTGTCGGCTTCCTGCATTAACTGTAACTCTTTTTCTCTATTGGCAATAACCTCTTTTTGCGCTTCATCTTCATCACCCATTGCATTTACTACTAATGCAATAACACCAACTAAAGCTGTTAATCCTGCAATAAGTAATCCTATTGGGTTTGCAGCCATTACAGCATTATAAATCCTTTGAGCAACAGTTGCAACCTGTGTTCCAATGGTTGTTGATTTTAAAAGATTACCAACAGCCTTTAAACTATCTCCCATTCCTGCAAGTCCTTGAATGCCTTGAGTTATAGCCATAGTTGCTTGTAGCTTAACCATTGTTTCATTTAAGGCTTCATTATCAGCACCAAATAAAGCAGCAGCACCTTGAGCAGCTTGGAATCCATTTGCTAATCCACCCATTACATTAGTAACAGCAGCTATTTTTTTATCTGCACCAGCAAAAGCATTGATTTCATCTTTAAGGTCGCCTATGTCATCCTTAACAGCACCTAATCTTTTTAAAGCATTAATGTACTGTTCAGTTCCTGGTGTTAATCCTGAAAGCTCTTTTTGTATATCCTTAAATTCATTTCTTAAATCACTTAGAGACTTTGCCGAATCTCCTGTGTTTACATCTATTTCAATTGTAGTCTTTGCCATTATCTTTTAAGTACCAATTATGAATAAACTCGTATTTCGATTTGGGTATCTAATAAAACATTATCCATGTAACCAGTACCCATTGTGTCTGCAACTTGAATTAATATTTCACTATTACCTATTCTGTTTGCTAATATTATAGCCTGTGTTCCAATCATACTTAATCCAGTTTGATTAATCATTACAAATGTTTTATTTGCTGTAAATTCTGCATTTGATATTAATTTATACTCACCTACTAAATAATAACTTGAAGTAATGCCACTACTCATTGTAGTTTCTAACTCTACTACTGTAGGTGCTGTAACTCCTGACTGACTAAGTAAAGCAACATATTTTTTATAAGATACATTGTTTAAAGTCTTAATTCCATTTTGATAAGTTACATTGGATTCTGTTACTGTTATTCCTGAACTATTTGTTACACTTACATTTGAAATTCCACTTAATACAGTTACACCTGTTGATGTTGTTATAGAAACATTATTTGAACTTGGATAAACAGTAATTCCTGAAGATGCTAATATTGAAACGTTTTGATTATTATTACCTACAAAGTTTTCATTTCCTGCTATTATAACTCCATTGCCTGAAAGTATAGTATTATTTTTACCGCTTACTATTGCGCCTTCAGTTACTACATTATCATTGTAAAATGAGTTTCTTTGTGTTGGTGAAATATCAACACCTTCTAAAACACCGCCATTTGTATCAAATCCATTATCATCTTCATAAGGTGGCAATGTTTTTAATTTTACAAACTCACATTTAGTTGCTTGATTATTTACTCGATCATAATCAATTATTTTGTTAAGTCTCCAATATTCATTTTTAAAAAAGAATGTATTTCTAAAATCTAAACTTTGAATATCCCATTCGTTTATTAAGAAATAACCTACAAATAATTTTGAATCTTTATCTGCTATCTGTTCAATGTAATCTTTCCAATATTTATTATAAAGATTATTTAAAGTATATTTTTCTAATGAGTAATAAACTTGTTTTGGTACTTCAAAATTTAAGTCAATAGTTGGATTATCTATACTATCTAAATGACCACAATAAGCATATTGATTATTTATAAATTGACCACCTGTACTTGTTATGTGTTTCCATGGGTAAGATGTATCTTTTAATCCACCGTAATAAAGTATTCTAATATTAGATTGACAAGTTTTAATAGTGCCATTAGTATCTAATTGGTAAATTTTTGGAATTACTCTATCATGTCCTATTGTGTTTACAGATGGAGTTGGACTAAATATTAATTCTGTTTTTACTTCACCTTTTAAAAAATCGTTTTCAATATCATATTTCTTTTGTCCATAAACTTCTGTATAATTATTAAAATAATTACTATTAAAATAATCATTGTCTTGTTTGTATGTGAATAAATAAGTTTTATTATTTAACTCACCCATTGGAATTATTTTAGTTTCCTTTGAGTAATCTAATTTATCAGACCAATCTTTTATTGTTGATGTGTTATAAAATGTTGGTCTTGGCTCTATTATAAGTTTATTTGCATTTGTTTTATCTACTTCTACAAATAAATTAAACATTTTAATTATAGAGTTAAAAAAATCACTTTGCTTTATTTTATCAGGTAAAATATTTGAAATAACTATATTGTCAGATTCACTTATAGTTGTATCTTCCATTAAAGCATAAAATACTGAATCATTTAATATGTTAACAGTTGGATATGAAGTAGCTTGATTTTGAAATGTAAATGATCCTGATGTAGCTTTATAACATCTTCCAAATGCTGGTGCAAATATTACCTGTGCTGTATCATTTTCAAATAAAAAAAATGAACCTTCTAATAAACCACCTACGCTTGATGTTGTAGTTCCTTGGGTTACAGTTTGACTTGCACCTGCAGAAACATTTAATGAATCAGGTACGTTTGGAAAATTATCACTTGGTTTTAAAATTACAGGAATAGATGCAATGCCATTAGAATATGATATTATATAAATAGTTCCTAATTCATAATAACGTTCAATATAAGCTGTTGCTGTACTACAATTATGTGTTACATTTAATTGAAATTGAAATTTTAATTTATAATTTCCACTTTTTGATGCTTGAAAAGTTGTATTAAATCCAAATACATTTCCTGTATCATAATTTGGTGGTGTTGTTTCATCTTGAAATGTAATAATTTCATTATAAGGAATTGAAGGACTTGCAGCTTCATTAGTATAACTTGCATCTATATTTATACTTTGTGAACTTGTTTTACTAACTCTAAATGTCCTATTTTTTATTTGATCAGTTGTTAATTGTAAAGTTGAACCACCTGAATAAGGTATTATAAGTCTTTTAAATAATTCTGTATTAAAAAATACTGATTGATATGTAAACCCAGCTTGACTAAACATTTTATCAATTATAGTTTTTACATAAATAGAAGGGAACATTTCTGTTACTTTAAATTCTGTATTTATTCTAAAACCATAATCTATCATCGGATAAACATAGCCAATACCTATTGGTGCGCTCCAACTTGTTACTTGATTATCTTTGCTGTATGTATGATTGTATTCACTTAAATCTAAATCACGTAAATAACCATTTGTGAAATTTTGATATACATTCTGCAACTCACCAAAGAAAGCTACTTCATATTCAATCTCATATTTATCAGTTACATTAACATTTAACAATTGACAAATGCCTTTGAACTGTGTAGCTTCATTGTAAGTTATTTCTGCTATTGCTTTTAAATTCGGATTAAAATTCGGAGTAAAGTTAGTAGTGCCTGTACTATTGATAACTGCATTAACATTCCATATATTCGAAAACAATTCATTGTTAAAAGTAGAACCTGGTAGTATAACAGTCTTGCTCCATGTAGTAGAACGTTTTTCAGGTTCTCTAATATCAGCAATGTTAAAGTTAAGAGGTATTGAAACATCTTCTTTTAAATCTATCTGCTCGTTATTAATGTATATTTTAGTTAAAATCATCTTCTTTGTCTTTTTTTGTTTTGTGAGTAAGTAAATGAAACCACTAAATTAAATAGTTGCTGACTAGCTTCGTATTTTGTTTGATAACTGCTATCTGTTATGTTTACAGAAACTAAGTTGCTGCCATCGTAAATATAAACATCAGGGCTTGTTACTAATTGTTCTAACCATATAGATTCATTTTCTGTAATCCAATCACTGTTAATTGTAATTGTATCGTCTAATATTGTTTCATATTGGCTTAATCCTCTACTTGTAGTTGAGTAGCTATAATTAGTACCACTCCATTGATTAGGATTGCTTTTGTAAGTATTTCTTTTAATATTGGTGTTCTTAGTCATTGCACCTGTAAAAGTGTAATAATCGTACTTACCATAGTTATTCATAAACTTAAAACGAATAGGTGTGTACTTTGAGCAAATATCTTCACCAGGATATATACGGATTGTTTCACTTACTATCGTTCCTGTGCTGTTTTTAATTCTTACATCATAGTATTCCCAATTAACAACGAATATAGGTGTTGATCCACTTGATAAGTCTGCATTAACTAATGTAGTTAGCCAATCATAATCTACTCGTACATTGATTGAACGGTCTTGCCTATTGCTTATTGATGTAAAAGGATTAGCGACTGTAACTGTGTTAAATATTGTACCTTCATCATAAAAAGTTATAATCTCTAAAAACTTTGCCTCATTTGCAGCATCAGTCATAAAACCTAAAATAAGTTTTTCACCTGTTCTTGATTCAAAAGTTGGTCTATCAGTAAGAAATTGACTTGAACTATTTTGAAGTACATAAGTGTTAGTTTGGAAATCTAAAAAGTCTAATGGACTAAACACTCCGTTAAAACAATAACCTGAACTTGTTGTTAAGTTAGGATAGTTCGTAATTCCACTACTGGCCCCATACTGCTCACCAAATTGAACTATATAAGATGCTATTGAGTTTACACATTGTTTAAATGTAGTTGTATTGTCATCTGCATCCCTAGTTAAAAAGTTTTGAATGATTCCTGCCACATCAAATGTTCCATAGTTGTTACTTGGATTTCTGCCTACTTCTAATCTAGTGTAATCACTTGAACCATTTACATAAATATCTGCTATGTAACGAAAATTAGATTGAGCAACGTTTGTTGAACTCAAAGTATAAATCATTTGATTGTAAACGGGTGCGTATGCGTTTGGTGTATTGTATATTGTTAGTGCCATTATTCAAATTCTTGTGTTATGTCTTTTTCTAATTGTGGGATTTCTTCAGTTAAGAATGGTTTACCTTTGTATCCAAATCTTTTAATAGTTCCTTTTTTAAGTATGTTAGTTGCTATTGCGTAGGATAAAGACCTTTGCCCTTTCTTGTCTCCTGCTATACTTTGTAATTCAGGTTTATAACTTATCCATTCTAAAATCTTAGGCTGCAGCTTTTTTCTATTTTCTTTTGAATATCCTTTTGGTGGTGTTCCTTTTTCTAAATCTTCCCAGTAATCTTCGAGTTGAATGGCTACTGTAACTCCGTTTTGATTTTTTTTAATTGGTAATGCCTTTAATGATTGAGATAAATTTTCTGAAGCATTAAACTTGTATTTCTCTAAATTATCTTTAACTCTTTTTAAAAAGTCATTTACTTTTTGAGAATAAATATCCTGTTCACCTGTTAGCTTACTTTCTACATCAGATAAAAAGTTATCTAACTCATTAAATTGCTGTTGGTTTATTTTTGCCATTTATTCCTATCTTTTATGTAACTCAAATAATTTAAAAAAGCAACTACATTCATATTTAAGTAAAAGTCCCATTTACTTCTATCTTTACCACTTAAGCTATCCAATGTAACATACCAACTCCAATAATCTAAGTGTTTTTGTTCTTCAGTTCGTTCAATTCGCTCTCCATTGTCATCCTCGCTTCGCTCATTTGTTTTACCAAATAATCCTCTATATGAGGATACAAACCTTCTATAACTTTGCAAAAAAAAACACACAAAGGATAAACTATGCCTACATTTATACTCTTAATATGTTCGACTTTTTCTGCATAATCCATTTCGACCTCTTTTAACTTAAACCACTTTAGTTTATAAGGCTTAACAAACATCGCAACTAATTGAGGTAAGTTACCAATAATACTTTCTTCGCTTTCTGTT